CGCCGTTCAGCGAGCAAGCTGTGTGGGTGCCACACGGCCTAGGTGAGCATGTGCTCACTTAAACCTCTAGTGCACAAATAGGTAAGATCATGACAGTCGTACGTGTGAGAGTTAGAGATAACCCGCCCCAGGCTAAGTTCCTGGGTAATCAAAGCGGGAGTTTCGATTATTACACGTACGATCCTGTGTACGAATCTTGTACCGATCAGCTCCATAAGGGGCCGCCTTATAATTCGGGCGGTGGCCTTACGGTGATACGCGCGTCGTTTAAACGCGGGTTATCAGCAAGCTGTCATTGGGAGGGGCTCGCCTCACGAACGTGGGACGGGTCCTTCACCGACAGCTGGCAACCACCAGGTCTTTGGTCTGGTGGAGTCCCAGAATTCTATCAGGACAATGCCGACAGCCTCAAAAAGACTGTTGGCGAACTTGATGTCCTTGGGACTACAGGTTGGGCGAGGCTCAAACCGGGGAAACCCGGTGCGAACGTCGGCCAAGCGCTTGCCGAGTTGCGAGACGGTACGCCAACCGTGCCTGGATCCCAGATCTTGGGTCTTAAGCGGCTTGGGAGGAAGAACCGGAAACGGCTCAACTTCTTTAGGTCGCTTGGATCTGAGTATCTAAACGTCCAGTTCGGATGGCTTCCTTTTCTCTCGGATCTGCGAGACATGTACCACACTTGGAACACGCTCGACCAACGCCTTGCTCAATTAAAGCGGGACAATGGTAAACCAGTTCGGAGAAGAGGAAAAGTTTCCTCGACATCTGATACTTCTCTTTATGAGGAATCTTCGAATACTTATATGTATCCGATCCTCACGTCTGAGTATTATGTGCCGGGTTCCCCAGGTCACCGTACAGTAACACGCACGGAGACTGACTCTTCATGGTTCTCTGCCCGATTCCGGTATTGGATTCCCGATATCGGTACTTCGCAGTGGACCAGGAGAGCTAAAGCGGCTTTGTTTGGACTCAATCCGAGCCCGTCGCTTCTGTGGGAAGTATTGCCATGGTCTTGGTTGATCGACTGGTTCTCTAACACGGGAGACGTATTATCAAACATCTCCACGAACGCAGCCGAAAACCTTGTCGCCGAGTACGCATTCGTCATGTCACACCACAGTATTAGTTATATGGTGGAGCAAACGATGCCAGTTGCCCAACCTCCGTATTCGCTCACGGTTAATTCCGAGTTACGATACGAGGCCAAGCAGCGTTCGACGGCAAACCCGTATGGCTTTGGTTTAACATTTGGCGATCTAAGTGGTCGTCAAATGCTCATCCTTTCAGCTCTCGGCTTAAGCCGTAGTTGAGCTGGAAGGGTCATCTGATCGGCAATTACGTCGACAGACAACACCTATCTAGGAGACCATGCTACTATGTCACTTACTGAACCAGCTGACGTTGCTTTGGATGATGGCGCTACATCCTTCTTTCTCGTATCTCGAGAAGCACAGCGTGCCGTCTATCGGTCTTCGACCGGTAAGTACGAAATCGTTGTGTCCCATCAAGAAGGGAAGAGGAATCGGCGGAATCTGCGACTTAACGTCGTGGAGACCACCGCGGACCCGTTTGTCCCGGCAGAGAACGTGGAGGTAAGCTACTCAGCTTACCTCGTGGTGGATATGCCCATTGCAGGGTTTACCAACACTGATGTGAATACTTGCATCACTGGTCTCATGGCCTGGCTCGCGTCCGGTACCGTCACCAACCAGTTCTTACGTGGAGAGAGCTCATGTTATCAAGTGGCTCGCGGCGCTTCTGGCGACTTATGTCGTCCTTGGCTCGCTTGCTGCTTGTGGTGTGCTCGAGGAGTACGTACTCCTTGGGACCACTCCAGATGGAACTTCCGTTCACATTGAGCGAAAGCTTCCGCCGGTTCCTAAGGCAATTACGCCGAAGGGGCCGACGCCCTAATCCTGGGCATCATAACAAGTTTTAGCATTCTCCGGGGGCGGCACGTTGCCGTCCCCCCTCTCTTCTTTTCGGAGAGGTAGCTGGAACTCAGTAATAAAGTCATGTGACAAGTAGCTATGGACTCTCTTATCCCCGACAACTTCGAAGGAGAAAGAGATGAAAAGCCTTACGTGGCTTCTAGATTGTATGCTCAAAGAAGCGAGCATACGATGCGACACCGACACCCACCGGGATATAGTAACAGTTTCCCGGAGGACCAAACATGAGGGCATATCGTTCGTTACGATTACCCTACCTCGATTCGGCCAAGAGTTTGAGTTTGCTCTTGAGTCGGGTGAGGTTGTCCCTACTCTCTTCCAAGGTTTTCGGAAGAAGGGTGCGCTCCCTGCATTTCTGCAAGGTTTGCTCGGACAAGTGTTTGACCCTAGTGACGGAAAGTTGCTTCCGCAACCTAACGTAGAGGCGATCCTGAGTGTCAGGCAAATTTGCCTGGCTCACAAGAAAGTCTACCTTCCATGCTCCGAAAGGAGAACGCGGAAGGCTTACGCAAGGTACTTGGAAGTAGAAAAAGAACTCACAGGCCTACTCGAGAGAATTCCTCCAGAACTTCTTAAAGAGTTCGAAGAGATCTCGGGTATTTTGTGGAGTGGATTGCTCGGAGACCTAGCATTTAAGCTATGGAATCATGAGTTAGTCCCGAAGCATGGACCTGGTGCTACAGCTGAGGGTATTTCTGGTAATCAGAAGTTCCATATTAAGCAGTGGCACACGCGGCTCCAAGAACACTTTCCCTTCGACATGTATGGGGTACCTTCCCCGTGCTTATTAGATTGGAAGGCGGTTTGGAGCAACGTTGAGTTCGTTGAGCCTGGCGCTGAGATACCCGTTCGGGTCATCACAGTACCTAAGACCCTTAAGACACCGCGGATCATCGCAATTGAGCCTGTCTGCAATCAATATATACAGCAGGCCCTCCTGGAATCGATTGTTCCTTATATCGAGACTAGGGGGTACTCGGCTGGTCACGTTAATTTCCATGATCAGTCGGTCAATCGCGAGCTTGCTCTGGAGAATTCGAGGACTGGCCGCTTGGCCACCATGGATCTCTCCGAGGCAAGTGATCGGGTTCATAAGGACTTGGTCGCACTCATGTTGAGTAGTGCCCCAGTAGTACGGGACGCTATCTTTGCATGTAGATCGACCAAAGCGGAACTTCCAGATGGTGTTATTGTTTTTCTGGAAAAGTTCGCGTCTATGGGCTCAGGACTTTGTTTCCCAATTGAAGCCATGGTTTTCTTTACCTTGTGCATTCAAGCAAGACTCAAAGCCCTCAACTTACGTCCCACATCAGCAAATATAAAAAGAGTTTTAGCTGATGTGTACGTCTATGGGGACGACTTAATTATCCCCGCAGACGAGGTGTCCGCTATTGCTGTTCATCTCGAGCTGTTTGGCTTGAAGGTGAATAACACAAAGACTTTTGGAAAAGGATTATTCCGAGAGTCTTGTGGAATGGATGCATATGCCGGTGAGCCGGTAACCCCGGTTTATATAAGGTATATGCCGCCCAGCAATAGGCAGAACGTCTCAGAGTTAGTGTCTTACGTCTCTCTTGCTAACCAACTCTATCGAACTGGTTGGTGGGAGACTGCAAAACGTGTGCAGCAGCTAGTTGAGTCCATCTTGGGCTCGCTGCCTGTTGTGCAGGACACTTCTCCATGTCTTGGTTGGGTAAGCGTAAGTAATGCTTACTCAGTCCAAAGATGGAACGACACCTTACACCGCTTTGAAGTTCGCGGTTACACGGTTAAGTCCCAAGAGCAATCGGACCCACTTTCGGGTTCAGGCGCTCTCATGAAGTATCATCTAAAGAGAGGAGAACCTCCGATCTTTGGAAGACACTTGGAACGTACTGTACGTCCCGGTAGCGTCAGCATCAAATACCGGTGGGTCCTCCCTCATTAAACGAGGGA